TATCAGATATACTTGCGAAAAGCAATGAACATTTAGATGATATAATAGATTTAATAAAAGCACCAAAGAAAAAACCTAAAAAAAGGCCTAGACGTAGTGGTAGGTTTGGAAAAAACCCAAGTAAACTCCAATGGAATAATTGTGTGCAAAATGCAAGGAATTTAAAAACATATTATGGAATTCCTATGGCTGAAAACCCAGAAAGATTTTGTGGCGGTCTTTGGTATGATTACGGAAAGTTTGGACATCAAGATACTGGCGCAGATAAACAACCTAATCCACCTAATAAACATGGACCAGGCATGGGTGGAAAAGACCCTGGTAAAGTAACAGACCGTAGTGGTTTAAAATTTAGAAGAGCTATGTTTTCAAATGCAAATTATTGGCGTAAAGCAAGAGGCGAAATGTTGACACCTAAAAATATTGCAAGGCTAATGAGTGGTAAAGGTAAGAAACGTTAGTTTCCGGAAAGTTTAGATTACTTATATACCCTTTTACACATAGACAAGTATGACAGATTGCAGTTGTGGTGGTAATCATACTGAAGCTATCGACGAAGAAGTAGTCGAAACAGAGGATGTAGAAATTGCCGCTGGATTAGATGAGCCAGTAGAAGTCGGTAAAGAAGAAGCAGTCCTAAAAGATATGGAAGCTACTCTTAAGAAACTTAAAGAAGTAATTAATTACTTGAGTGAAAAAGAAGAAGAAAAAATGGACCATGAAGAAAAGATGGACGAAGAAAAAGCCGAACACGAAGACGAAGAAGGCTGAACTAGAAGAAGGAGGTAACTAAATATGGCAGGAATAAGTTTTGAAGAATATGTAAACGCCTATTATGGCGGAACACTTGGTATATCCAAGAGGTACGGAATTAGTAAAGCTGATGATAACATTGACAGCAGTAATCCTGCTGGAGCTTTCAACACAATGTTTGGAGCTAAAGTATTTAATCAGTTAAACACTAAGTCAGAAGTTTTTAAACTTTTGAAGAAAG